AGTTATTCGAGAAGCAATCGATGAGTCGGTGCTAGTTGATAAAATGAAATGAAACTCTTTTATAAGATTGGACTTGGTTTATTAGTCGCAACTAATCTTTTCTTTATTGGTACTCTTATATTCTCAATGGTTAGATATGATAGTAGAGTTGAAAAAAACCGAAAGTTTATTTCTGATACAATAAAGGTGGAAGTAGAGAAACAAATACCAAGGTCATTACCTAATTCTACTGGTGGTGTTTATGTCCCCAATAGATGAAATTAACGTTGGGGCAATAGGTGTCCCACAAATTCATACACATCGTATACCATATACGAATATTCCTATACATCGAGTACCAGTTACTTTACAGATAGGCAATCCAATCGTGGATATACCTGGTTGTGTGGATATGCATCAGGACAATAAAGATCATGTAACACGACTACCTTTTGATAAAGACCTTGTAAATCAAGATCCAAAGGGTAGTGTTACTTTATGTCCACACGGTGAATATCCATCATATAATGCGATGGATTATCAACCAGAACAATTACTTATACAGAAAGAAGTTCCGCCACCACCCATTGCACCTCCACCAGATGTTGATACACCAGAAATACCTGATACTGGGGATCTTGGTAATGAAGATATTTCTTGTCCTGGTCCAAATCAATTAAGAGTTGGTGATTTAACACAGTCAGGTGATGAAAGAGTTATAGGACATCGACTTCTTGAAGATGGTAAAACCTGTGAGACATTATATGAACCTACTACAGTGCTTGAAAAATATGTACCACCTCTAAATCAAGTATCAACCGTAGGTGCATTAGCAGTTGTAGCAACAGCAGGTGCTGCTGCAACACCATTATTAATAAGAATAGTTAAACCTGCAATCAAAAAAATATGGAAGACAATTCAGAAAAAATTAGGTAAAAAAATTGAAGAACCAAGTCGTAATTTAGTAAGAACAAATAAGTATCGTGAAAAGAAAGGTTTACCACCCCTCAAAAAATAATTAAGGTTTACCGATAGATATATCTTCTAGACTACTTGCATCTCCATTTACAGGTGGAAAATTATTATTAATTTGATGTGTATGCTCTGCAACAACACCTGCTGGATTTATAAGAACTACATCAGCACATACCTTTGCATACTCGGTACCAGGTCGGAAAATTATTCCTGCTTTCATTAATTCGCCACAATTTTTTAATCTCGCTATCTCAAAATCTAATCTTTTGTTTGCAGTCTGTTGTTGCATATATGCAATATTTGCTGCTGCTGCCTGTTTACATTGGTCTTGTAGTGTCTTATCTAATGGTTTTGACCAAGTTGCTGAGACACCAATTGAGATTGTATGACTATCTTTCTGCCCTGTTCTTGTTGGTTTAAAGTATAATATTTCACCTGGATTATCTGGCACATCATCATTATTAGCATCTACATTGTTGTATACTGGATCTTGCCAAAAATCTTCATAAGGACGTTTGATTGCCATATTACCAGTAGCAAATGGTGTTACGTTCATTGTAGGACCTTGACATTGTATACCGTTACCATAAGTATTAGTTATGTACGGACCCTGTAAAACCTGTATAGCTTGATTGGTCACTGAGCCACTGGAATTTGCCACGGGATTCGCTGTGGCAGAAACTCCCCCAATGTCTGAAGCGAATGATGGGGTTGCTGTTCCAACTGTGAGACACAGTGAGATTAATTTGAGAAAGTGCTTGTTGTGTTTGTGACGCTTTGTATTGTTGTAGTTCTCTGTATTATTGTGTGGTTCTTTAAACCTGGTCCAGAATATGTTTCTGTAAATTGAAACGCCTGACCTGGATTTACCACGGTGAAGTTTGGTTTTTGTTCTAAATCCAATCCTGTCCATGTTGAAGTCACTCCATTCAATGTGTTACTGTTTCCAGTGGTAGTAGGGGAAGATATTGTACTACCATCATGCTCTATGTTTGTTCCCGTTATGACATGCTGGTATCCTGTGTCGTACGACATACTGTTTATTGTTTCGGTAACTGTACTTGTAGTTTCCGTGTTGCTTGTCATCGAGCCCTGTGTGAAGTTTGGTACCACGGGTACTGCAATCGTCGCAGGTGCAAGCATGACACTTGCACATACCACACTTAGGGCAGAGAAGATATGAGTAGTCTTTACCTGGCACATAATCCTCAATACCTTCACAACTAGTCAATTGTCAACTCGTTTATGAATTGTCCTGTTGCTACAGTTCCAGCTCCACCAGCTGTTAGTGTTACTGCACCAGCAGTTGTGATTGTACCAGCTAAGTCTCCAGCAGTTCCTGAACCAGTAGATGTCTGATTACTGAAGTTAGATACAGTTCCTGCAGTTGGTGCTGATGTTGCTAATGCATCACCTTGAGTAAAGGTTTGCGAGAAGCTAAAACTATTTCCTGCAGTTTTTTGGGTTGCCTCGATTGAAGGTATTGCACCAACACCTGTTGATATGGTTAATGAACCAATCCCATCTGATACAGCACTACCACCTGTAGGTGTATATGTGGTATCTACACCAGAACCTGATACAGAATATGATGTTCCTATTCTCTCTACCTGTGTCGCAGCAGCTGCCACGCTTAATTGAATACTTGAACTCAACTTATGCGTAATATCAGCCATCGCAGGTGAACTAAAACCTGCTAACAATAATATAGGCAATAGTTTTTTCATGTAAATTTTACCTATTGATGTAGCTTTATTTAGCAAATAATAACTTGAGGTTTACAAACGGGGATCTTGTGATAAACTATAATTACAAGTTATAAATTGCTATGAAGTTATTTTTGGATACCGCAGATACAGAATTGATAGAAAAGTATTATCAAACTAATCTGATTGACGGTGTTACAACAAACCCAACTCTCATTATGAAGAGTGGTCGTAATCCAGAAGATGTATATCAACAGCTAATTGATATGGGTATTAATGATATCAGTATGGAAGTTGTCGGAGACTTTGATGCAATGTTTCTTGAGGGTATTCGTCTTTTCCGTAAGTTTGGAAAGTGTGCAACTATTAAAGTTCCTTGCACACCTGATGGATTAAGAGCTTGTCGAGAGTTGGCAAGAGATTTAGTAAATGTAAATGTTACATTGATATTCTCTCCCGCACAGGCAATACTTGCTGCAAAGGCAGGTGCAAAGTATGTTTCACCATTCGTTGGTCGTGTTGATGATAATTCCTTTGATGGTATTGATTTAGTTGATCAGATAAGTGATATCTATACTATCCAGAATATTCGTAAGACTGAGATACTCGCAGCATCTGTTCGTGATGTTAAAACTGTATCAGATGCATTTGGTGCAGGAGCACACGTTGTTACAATGCCACCATCAATCCTTGAGAAAATGTATAATCACGTTCTTACAGACAGAGGATTATATCAATTTGATTTAGATTGGGCAAAGGTCAAAAGGTAAAGAAATCAACACACTTGACAATCCCGAAGAAATTGTGTATAATAAATACCATTACATACAACAAAGGCCCGAAAGATCGTACCCTGCGTAGAATGTAAAAGTCTTTATGTCGAAAGATTTTCCATCCGCAGGTTTTTTAATGCCTAGCGAGATACTTATAAAAAAAATGTTTACAAAATCAACAATAGCTGCAGTAGCAGCATCTCCATTCCTATTCGCAGGTGCAGCTTTTGCTGGTCCATATGTTAATATCGAAGCAAATGGTTCATATCCTGACGGTGCATACACATCTGGAAACGTAGAAGTTCAGGTTGGATATGAAGGAGCAACTCCAAACGGAATCAACTGGTACGCATCTATTGGTCCATCAGTTCAGCATACAGAAACTGCTGATGAGTTCGGTGATGTCGAAATCGCAGGTTTCTTAGGTGGTGGTAAGTCACTTACAGAAAAAACATCTGTATACGGTGAAATCTATGGTATCACAAACGATGATGACTTAGACCTATCTGGTAAAGTTGGACTTAGATACGCTTTCTAACTAAATATCTTTAGTTCGAGATGGATCAGACCTCTGCATTGCAGGGGTCTTTTTTTATGCTAAAATATATACTAAAGTTATTCTAAGATAATGAAACGTATAGCAATCGCATTGCTTCCTTTACTACTCACAAGTAGTTGTGCAAATGCAAGAACCAGATTATCTGGTGCAGGTGCATCTTTCCCCTCAAAAGTTTATAGTCGTTGGTTTTTTGATTTAGCAAGAGAGAAAGGACCAAGAGTAAATTATCAGGCAGTTGGTTCTGGTTCTGGTCGAAAAGCATTCATAGATGAGACAGTGCATTTTGGTGCATCTGATGACCCGATGACAGAAAGTGATATTGCAAAAGTGAAAAGAGGTATGGTTCAGATACCAATGACAGGTGGAACGATTGCATTTGGATATAATAATCCTGATTGTGATGTTAAACTTACTCAGCAACAGGCAGTCGAAGTTGCAATGGGTATCATTAATAACTGGTCACAGGTTGGTTGTCAAGACCAAAAGATGCTATGGGTATATCGTTCTGATGGTTCTGGAACCACAGCAGCATTTACAAACTCTATGCAGTCATTCTCAAAGACTTGGACATTAGGTGTGGGAAAATCAGTTGGTTGGCCAAATGGAGTGGGTGCAAAAGGTAATGCAGGTATTGCAGGAGTGATTGCAAACACACCTGGTGCAATCGGTTATGTCAATCAATCATATATTAAGGATGAAATAGTCGCTGCATCAATACAGAATAAGAGTGGGCAGTTTATTAAACCAACCATCAAAGCAGGTTCATTATCATTAAGTGGCATTCAACTTGATGAAAATCTAGCAGGAACAGACCCAAATCCAGAGACAGAGGGTGCATATCCAATCGCAACATTGACTTGGATACTTGCATATGAGAGTGGAAATGGTAAGAATACTGATGCGATTAAAACTACTTTATCAAAGTTGTTAAGTGAAGAGTATCAGAATAAAGCATCATCACTTGGATTTGTGCCTCTATCAGGAGAAACATTACAAAAAGCAAGAGATGCAGTCAAAAGAATAGGAGAATAGTGCTATATACATCATAATATTAAATTATGAATGTGAGTGAAGTAAAGGTAAGAATGTTTAAGATGGAACCAATTAGAGTAAGGTGTCGTCCCTGTGGCAAGGAGGTAAAAGCCTGTGCAGGGAAGACAGCAACTTGTGGATGTGCAAATATGACCTCAATAAAAGGTAATGTCATTTCGGCAGTTGATTTAAGTCAAGTTATTATGTTGAATACCTATTCTGTAAATGAAGATGGTGGTCTTTCAACTGAACAAATAGAGTGGCAGAAGCAACGTAGTAAACGTAAAATTCGCAAGTTAGACTTTGAAGTTCGCTAAATAATTTGTACTTAGACCAGAACTCACTGTATTATACCCTTTGTGAGGAGGTCATAAGGGAAGATTTTTTAGACGAATGGATATCAACAAGGAACTCGAAGCAGTTCAAAAAAAACTTGACTCAATTAAAAAAAGTCAGGAAATGATACAAAAGATACAAGAACTAGAAGAAAAGAAGCAAATTAATACTGGAATGAAAGCAACAAGTCACAACTATGAAATGATGTGATATAATACATATTAGAAAAAGCACCCTATCATGATTAATCTTATTAAGGATTTTCCAATTACAACGGTAACAAATACCGCAACTAAAAAAATAACAGATATTGCCTACACAAAAGAGCAGGTTGATATTCTGATTGCTGCTGCAAAACAAGAAGCAATAGATGAGGCAAGAAGAATTGATGAGATATCTATGGCACAGCATAATCGTGATGCCACTGTCATCAGTATGATACTAGGATTTACAACACTTGCATTATTCGTAGACGGATTACTTAGAATGCTTGGTATCATTCCACCATTCATGCATCTTGATGTTAATATTCTTGATAAGATTGAAACTGATATAATTGATAAGATTAAGCAAGTTCCAATTCAGAAATTATTTCATAGGGGAAATTTATATTAATGAGTGATCTAATGATTTTTATATACTTTATAGCATTTGCAGCAACAGTTGGTGCAACTTTTGCTTTTATGTTCAAGATGATGACATCAACTCTTGCGGACTTCAATAAACCAATTAAGAGAACAAAAGTTCCTGCACCTCATCCAGAGATGGAGGGTGTCAAATATGGTGAGGAATTATTAGTTTTCACTCCAGAGAATGATGATGAAGACGAAGGGGATGGAGATATTCCAATATATACTGGCGAAAATATATAATCTTTTTACTTGACTAGATAGGGTAAGAGATGTATAATATAGACATATATTATGAACATCATGGAAGTTTTTCTTGAAAAGTATCCCTACCGCTACGTGCAGAATGGGACAATCAAATTGAATGGTAAACCAGATTATCGCATACAGAAATTCAATGACTACACTAGAAGGTGGAGTGATATGTATCTCTGCGATAATGTTTTGCAATTTGATACTGCGATAGAAGACTTAGATTATACAAAATGGTTAGACCCAGAAGGAGTTCCAAGTTATGTCAAAGATGAGAGAGCAGATCATTAAAGCACTGATATCACACGCACAAGGTGATATTGAAAAACATAAAGCAAATGTAGAAGTTTACCTCACTAATCCAGCAGGGATTGGTGAGCATTCTGATATCCTAGAAGCAATCGAGCAAGAACTTGATATGATTGCAAAATATATGGATCAGATAGAAGTTATCCAAAAATATATTGGAAAAGGTGAATGAAGACTGAAAGACCTTGGGGTTGGTATAGTGTCATCGATCAAGGTGATAGATATAAAGTCAAAAATATTATGGTCAAACCTGGTCAGAGATTATCACTTCAGAAACATCATCATCGAACAGAGCATTGGATTGTTGTGAGTGGCACAGCAGAAGTTCAATTGAATGATGCAAAACAATTACTAGGAGAAAATCAAAGCACATACATTCCATTAGGATGTGTGCATCGACTATCAAATCCTGGTAAGATACCTCTGAATATCATAGAGGTGCAGAGCGGTCCTTATCTTGAAGAAGATGATATAGAAAGATTCGAGGACGACCACGGAAGGGTGGACAAATAACATTTTTCCTTTATAATGATTAAATGAAATACGCACGAACAGCATTAATAACAGGCATAACTGGGCAGGATGGTTCATATCTTGCCGAGTTTTTATTATCTAAGGGATATCAAGTCCACGGTATTATAAGAAGAAGTTCTCAAATTAATACACATCGTATTGATCCTTTTTTTGATAAGTTGCAACTTCATTATGGAGATATGACAGATGCAGCAAGTATTATACAGATAATCCAGAAGGTTCAACCTGATGAAATTTATAATCTTGCAGCACAAAGTCACGTTAAAGTTTCGTTTGAGTTGCCAGAATATACTGGAACGGTTGATGGATTAGGAACACTCAGAATTCTTGATGCAGTTCGCATTCTAGAAATGCAAGATGATGTTCGTATCTATCAGGCTTCTACTTCAGAGTTATATGGAAAGGTCCAAGAGGTTCCACAAACAGAAACAACACCTTTCTATCCTCGTTCACCTTATGGTATAGCGAAACTTTATGGATACTGGATAGTTAAAAACTATCGTGAAGCATATGGTTTACACGCTAGTTCTGGTATTCTATTCAATCACGAAAGTCCAAGAAGAGGTGAGACATTTGTAACACGTAAGATTACAAGAGGTTTATCACACATATCAGTAGGTCTGCAGGATATACTATATCTTGGAAATCTTGATGCAAAGAGAGATTGGGGACACGCAAAAGACTATGTTGAAGCAATGTGGTTGATGTTACAGCAGGAAGAACCTGACGATTATGTTATTGCAACAGGTGAACAACATTCTGTTCGTGAATTTGTAGAGGAAGCAGCACCACTCTTTGGATTGAATATAGAGTGGACGGGAGAAGGTATTGATGAGAGAGGTGTTGATAAGATCAGTAAAAGAACAGTTGTTGCAGTATCTGAAAGATACTTCCGACCAACAGAGGTTGAAAGTTTACTTGGAGATGCAACAAAGGCAAAAGAAAAATTAGGTTGGGAACCTAAAATATCATTTAAAGAACTCGTTGAGGACATGTGTATCTATGGACAGTAATTCTAAAGTATTTGTTGCAGGTCATAGGGGACTTGTAGGGTCAGCAATTGTGCGTAATCTGCAAGATAGAGGTTATAAAAATTTAATTACAGCAAATAAATCTGATTATGATTTAAGGTATACATCAACTGTGAATAATTTATTTTCACACGCAAAACCCGATTATGTATTTCTAGCAGCAGCAAAGGTTGGTGGTATTGGTGGTAATTCAACATACCCTGCAGATTTCATATACGATAACTTGATGATACAATCAAACGTTATTGATGCTGCATATCGTAATGGTGTGAAGAAGTTATTATTTCTTGGTTCATCTTGCATCTATCCTAAGTTTCCAAAGATACCAATTACTGAAGACCAACTAATGACAAGTCCTCTTGAGGAATCAAATAGTGCTTATGCCATTGCGAAGATTGCAGGTATGAGAATGTGTCAGGCATATCGTCAACAGCACGGATTTAATGCAATATCATTAATGCCAACTAATCTATACGGACCAAATGATAATTTTGATATTAACAATGGTCATGTTTTACCATCATTGATCGCTAAGTTTCACGGTTCTCTTGAGAAGAGTAAACACTGGGTTGTTAAGTTATGGGGTGATGGTTCACCAAAGAGAGAGTTTCTACACGTTGATGACCTAGCAGAAGCTTGTTTTACCTGTATGCAAAAGTATGATGATGCGGAACATATCAATGTTGGAACTGGTGAAGATGTAACCATCAAAGAACTAGCAGAGACGATTGTAGACGTTGTAGGATATCAAAATGATTATGAATGGGATATATCAAAACCAAATGGCACACCTAGAAAAGTATTGAATGTTGATAAAATTAAATCATTAGGGTGGGAACCAAAGATAGGTTTACGAGAAGGATTAGAGAGTACATACAAATGGTATCTTGAAAATAAAGTTTAAGGTGCTATAATATATAAAGGAGATGATGTTTTATTATGGTTAATGGACAGAAAGCAGCACTAGTCTGTGGTGCAGGTGGTTTTATCGGAAGTCATATGGTAAAACGACTGAAGAAAGAAGGATATTGGGTTAGAGGAGCAGATGTAAAATATCCAGAATTTTCTATGTCAGAGGCAGATGAATTTATGGTTGGTGATTTAACTGACCAAGAATTTGCGGAAGAGGTAACAAATAAATTATTTGAGGAAATATATCAGTTTGCTGCTGATATGGGAGGTGCAGGATATATTTTCACAGGGGAGCACGATGCAGATGTGATGAATAATTCTGCAACGATTAATCTTAATATTCTTAGAAATATAAAAGAAAATCATTTAGAAGTCGGAAGAGCACCAAAGATTTTCTTTTCATCCTCTGCGTGTATGTATCCAGAGCACAATCAACTTGACCCAAACACACCTGACTGCCGTGAAGAAACTGCTTACCCTGCTAACCCTGACTCCGAATATGGATGGGAAAAACTCTTCTCAGAAAGATTATATCTCGCTTATAGTCGTAACTACGGTATACCTGTTCGTATTGCTCGCTATCATAATATCTTCGGTCCCGAAGGAACATGGAATGGGGGAAGAGAAAAGGCTCCAGCTGCAATCTGCCGTAAAGTGGCTGAACTCCCGAAGGATGGTGGAACCATCGAGGTGTGGGGAGATGGCTTACAAACTCGTTCCTTCTTGCTCGTTGATGAATGCGTTGAAGCAACCTATAGATTAGTCCAATCAGACTTTTCAGGACCTGTGAATATAGGTTCAGAAGAAATGGTATCAATCAATGAACTTGTTGATATTGCAGCAAAGGTATCAGGAAAGAAAGTAAATAAAAAACATATTGAAGGACCGTTAGGTGTTCGTGGACGTAACTCAAATAATGATTTAATTAAGGAGAAGTTAGATTGGAATTATACTTTAACACTTGAAGAAGGAATAAGAAGAACTTATAATTGGATTAATTCTCAACTTCATAAATCATGAGAATTACAGTATTAGGTTCAAGTGGTCAAATAGGAGCATACTTGACAGAATATCTCCGTAACAAAGGACATAATGTTACTGAATTCGATAAGACTAATGCAAGTTGGCAGGATATGACTACGATTCCAAACTCAGCATTAAGAAGTGCGATATCACAATCTGACTTTGTATTTTTTCTTGCATTTGATGTAGGTGGTTCAAGATACCTTAAAAAATATCAAAATACATTTAACTTTATTGATAATAATACTAGACTCTTAGCAAGTGGATTTGAGTATCTTAATGAGTACAAGACTCCATTTGTTTTTGCATCATCTCAGATGAGTAATATGAGTTACTCACCTTACGGAACATTAAAAAGAGTAGGTGAATTATATACAGAGACACTTGGTGGTTTGATTGTCAAGTTTTGGAATGTATATGGTATTGAAAAAGACCACGATAAAGCACACGTTATCACTGATTTTATCCGTAAAGGATTTGAGGAAGGTGACTTCCAGATGATGACTGATGGTAAAGAAGAAAGACAGTTTTTATATGCAGAGGATTGTTGTGAAGGATTAGAAGCAGTAATGGAAAATTATAAAGAATTAAAACCAACAGACCCATTACATATTACAAACTTTGACTATACATCTATCCTTGATGTTGCTAGAATAATAGAGAAAGAGTTTAAGAATATTGGCAAGACTGTCAATATATCACCAAGTGAATCGATAGACTCGGTTCAACTTGATAAAAGAAATGAGGCAGACAGATTTATAGAAAAATACTGGTCGCCAAAAACAAATTTAGAAACTGGTATTTCTAAAGTATTTGCATCTATGAAAGGAGACTATGACAAAGGTTAGCACGATAACACCTTGCTATAATATGAGCAAGTATATGAAAGGTTTTTTAGAAAATCTTTCAACACAAACTCATAAAGATTTGGAAATTGTGTTAGACCACAATGACCCATCAGATGAAGAAATTAAATTAGTTGAGGAATATAATAAAGAACATAATAATATTTTTCACATACAGGTTGTTGGTGTTGACCCGATAGGTGTATCAATGAATCGTTGTATTGAATTTGCTGACGGTGATTATCTTTGTATATGGAATGTAGATGACCTTAGAACACCTGACTCAATTGAAGTGATGGCAAATGCATTGGACGAAAACCCTGATGTAGATTTTGTTTATGGTAATTATCACATTGTTCCTAACTTTGGTGGCACACAAGGTCAATATGTAGATGAAACAGGACGAGAAGCAGAGTTAACCACTGGAATGATATTAGGTCCATATTTTATGTTCCGTAAATCATTAATTAAAAAGTGTGGTGTATTTGATGAGCAATTAGTTCAAGGTGCTGATTATGATTTGGCATTACGTCTTGCATTTAACGGTAAGGGATTGCATCTACCAATCAATCTCGGTTACTATCTAAATGAAGGATTAGGACAAAGCACAAAACCAAATAGCAAACAACCAATTGAAAGAACTGTGATTGAGATGAGATATGATATTCCAGTCCTTGAACCACATCTTGTTCCTCAAACGAGAGCATATGATATAGAAAATATTATCGTAGACGAGAAACAAATTCCAGTTACAAATTTTAGATGAATAATACAAAACTCCACGATATACTCGTCAAAACACAAAGCAGTCCACACATCAAATGGAATGACGAAACATTAGCAGACCTAATCAGAAACGATAATGTCTATAATGTTTTCATATTTAATAAAGATGGCAATCACGGATACTTTTCTTTATTGCATAATCTTACATCAAATATTGATGGCACGATTGTAGAACTTGGTAATCGTGAGGGTCTTGGTATTCTATCAATCTATGATGCTCTTCAACCTAACAGTAAGTTATATACATTAGATATTGTAGATGATGTTCGTTTTGTAAATGATAAGATAAAGAACGACCCTAGAGTTCATATACTTAATGATTTTGATGCACTTGATGAAGACAGAGTGAAGAAAACATTTGATGAGAAAAGTATCTCAATGATATTCTTAGATACCATTCATACTTACGAACAAGTATTGGCAGAATTTGTGTTGTGGGAACCATATATGAAAGATGATTGTGTGATGTGTATTGATGATATAAGACCATCAATGCCTGGTCGCACAAAGTGGAAATTTCATCAGGAATTGGATTATGCTCATAAGTATGATGTGACTGAGTGGGCACATAATGATACAGGATTTGGAGTTTATTTAAAATGAAAGTAATTGGACTAATACCATTTAAGAATGAAGAACATTTTCTTCCAACATATTTGTCAAATGTCAAACCAATATGTGATGAGATAATCGCAGTTGATGATCATTCAACAGATAACTCCCGTAAGATTATGGAAGATGCAGGAGTGATTGTTAAAGGTTATGATGATACAGAAAAACTAAAGGGTGGTTGGACTTGTGGATTGATACGTCAACATCTTTTTAATTATGGTCGTGAAGCAGGTGGTACGCACTTCGTTTGTCTGGATGCTGATGAAACATTTACATCTAATTTTGTTCCAATCGCAAAGGAGATTATGGAACAATTAGAACCTGGCGAGAAGGTTAGAATGCAATGGTTAGCACTGTGGCAAAGTTGCACACATTTTAGAAATGATTATACA